ATTGATTTTACTTATACCGAAGATACTTTTATAGAAAGCGGTAGATTAGAAATAAACGTATAAACATAAATAAAATGGCAGACGATACAAGAATATCATTTAATAACAGAACGTTTGGTGAAATAAAAACCGAATTGATTTCAATGATTAGAAATTATTATCCTGAAATTTTACAAGATTTTAGTGATTCTTCTGTTGGTACTATGTTGATTGATCTCAATGCGGGTGTGGCTAATAACTTAGCTGTTAATACAGATCGTGCGTTTCAAGAAACTCAATTAGAATATGCACAACAACGAGAATCAGTACTTGGTATAGCAAAAAATCTTGGTTTTAATATTCCCGGATCACGCCCATCTATAACTGTCGTTGATTTTACTGTAATTGTTCCTGCTAAAGGGGATGCACCTGATTCTGATTATTATCCACAATTATTGCCAGGTTCTCAAGTTGTTGGTGGTGGGCAAGTATTTGAAACACAAGAAGTAATTGATTGGAATAGTCCAATAAGTTCATTGGGTCAATCTAATAGAGCCATTGTTCCTAATTTAGATTCTAACGGTATTATTCAAAATTATTCTGTTACTAAAAGAGAAATTGTATTTAATGGTGCAACAAGCATTTATAAATTAGCGGTGGGTGATGCACAATCAGCACCTTTTTATGAACTAACATTGCCGGATGGTAATGTATTAGAAATTCAAGATGTTATTTTACTTCCGGGTACAAATTATTCAACAAATCCTACAGAAGCAGATTGGAAAAATTCAGATAATCGTTATGAAGAAGTTGATTATTTGGCACAACAAAGAAAATTTCTTGATGATCCTAATGCTGGAACTAATGTTTTAACTACGGGTTCAACGGGAATAAAAGCAGGAAAATGGCAATATGTTACTCGTAAGTTTATAAAAGAATTTACCAATGGTGGTTTTTGTAAACTAACTTTTGGTTCAGGTGATAATACTTTAGACGAAGCAGAAGAATGTTTTTTTGATTTACCTGTGACAAATCAAGAATTTTTAGTAAATCTTTTACAAAATAGTGCTTTAGGTGAAAGATTGAAAAGAGGTTATACTCTTTTTGTTAGATATAGAACAGGTGGAGGAACACAATCAAATCTTGGTGAAGGTGTATTAACATCTTTAGGTGCTTTTCAATTAAGTGTACAAGGTCCACGTCAGGATTATAATCAACAAGTTCAAAGAAGTCTTAGAACAAACAACCCAATACCTGCTATTGGTGGTAATAATGCATTAAGTACAGAAGAAATTAGATATTTAGTTTCATATAACTTCTCTGCACAAGACAGAGCAGTTACAGTTGGAGATTATTTATTTAAGACATTATCAATTCCAGGTCGTTATGGTTCACCATTTAGAGCAAATAGTTTTAGAGAAAATAATAAAATAGTGATACCTATTTTATCACTTGATTCAACAGGTAAATTATCCAACACATCCAACACAGTTTTAAAAAATAATATTGCAGAATATCTTTCAGAATATCGTATGGCAAATGATTATATTGAAATTCGTGATGGTAGAATATTTAATTTAGCTTTTGATTTTGATCTTTATATTGAAGAAACAAATCAAAATAATATTGCAAATTCTGTGATTAATACTGTTTCAAGTTATTTTAATGTTGAAGATCAAAATATGAATGAAGATATTTATTTGGGTCCTTTAATTGAAATGGTAAATAATGTAACCGGAGTTGTGAATATATTAGGTGTTACTGTTTATAACAAGGTTGGTGGATTATATTCAGTAAACCCAATACCACAAGAAATTGCCGATGAAGAAACTGGTGAAATAGTTTTACAAAACAATACTGTTTATTCTACAGAAGATGGTATGTTTGAAATAAAATATCCTGAAAAAGATATTAGAGTGTTTTTAAGAACAAAAACAAACCTTAATGTTTAATGGAAGTAATAAAAAGACAATTCAAAATAGTAACAACTACAGGAACTACTACAGGTTGTACAGGGAATTGTTATGTAATTATTCCTTATAGTGGAACAGGTGTTACTTATAATACAAATTTTTTATTAACGGCAAATAATAAAGATTGGGGTTTTTTCGATACATTTGAACAATCTGGTGCTACAGGTGCAACTATTTCAGCAGGTACATACACAGTTACTGGTACTTCATCATCAAGATTATCTGAACTTAGAAAATACAGTAGATCTGGAACACTATCTCAATTATATTTTACTTCTACTGATCCATCGGTAAATGGAGTTAATTTATCATTAACAACTACAGGAACAACAGCAAGTACTTATGTTTATTATGTGAGTGGTATTACTTATACAGACAATATAATAACAGGAACTACTGAAACAAGTTTTGAATTTGTTTCAAGCGGTTATAGTTCACCTGCTTTTACAAATTTACCTTATATAAAAAACGAAAATGAACAAAATATTATTACATCACCATTAATCAGTAATGACGTATTTATAATTAGAGACGAAAACAGTGCGTTTGAAAAAAATTATAGATTAAAAAATATTAATAACCTTACCGAATTAACTTATTATGCGGGTGGTGCATATTTTAACATAGTAGAAAACACATAAAAAATGGCAACAGGAATTTACGGAAATATTAGACCAGCAGATGTATCTCCACTTGATATGGAGGTTTATTATACTTTTGCACCTAATCGAGAAACACAGGCATCGGAAACTTTTAGTTTAGAACCCACAGATATTATTAGTGAACTAAGTTTACCCACCACTCAACAAAGAGACGGTGAAGAAAATTTAATGGAAGGTTTATACAATCTAACTTTATCTTCAAGTGTTTTTAATCAAGTGGGAATTTATACCATCTACATTAGACCAAAAATATTAACAGATATTACTGTTGAAAATGGTGCAATTAAAATCATTGATTGTGGTGTATTATCTGCATTGCCAACAGTAAAAGGTATTGTAATTGATGGTAATAAAATAGATGTTGATTTAAGAGCAAATAACGCCCTACAGGGATATAAAATAGAATACTTGGATAGTGATAACAATAAGATACGAAACACCGTCAGATACGTTGTAACGAGCAACAAAGTGATCCCTGTAACAGAGAATATTGGTAACACATCGCAGACAGCAGTAAGATATCGTTTTGACGATTCAGGAAATTTAATTTTTTTACAAGTTACACCAGCATCAGCATCAAATGTCAAACCAAACGTAACACCATTTATTGGTACTCCTAACCAAACAATATTAATTTCAAATACTTATTTCAACCCAATTGCTATTGAAGTTGAACTGGTTCAAAATGATATTGAAAGTTTAGTTAATTTTGTTGCAGGTGAACAAATCAAAGATGTTGATAACGGCATTCTTACATATTATGATGCAAATCGTAACATTACACGTCAATTTAACCTTTATGAAATTAAAGATGATGTTACAGACACATCACTTTTTGAAGTAAAAGAACAACGTGTTAATATTGACCCAACACAAGATTTTGATGAAATTACAGAAGATGTGGAACAATAATATAAATTTTTATAAAATTTTATAGTATTTATCTAAAGAAAGTCCCATTAAAATGATGGGATTTTTGTTTATTTCGTATTTATAGTTAAAGAATAATTAATGGCTAAAGTAAGAGTAGTAAATAGAGGTCAAAATAGTGATTTAATTGGTGGTAATTTTAAAAACATCGCTTCCGAAACTATTTTTAATTTTGGGGATTTTAGAGTAACAACTAATTTTGCTGGTAAACAAACCATTGATTATTCTAATGAATTAAGTTCTTTCGCATTACCAATTACTTTAGAAACATTAAATCTTAATGAAGGTCTTTCCAAATTGGTAACTGATTTCACTACCAACGCAAAATTAAATCTTGATTATAGTGATGTAAAGTCTTATGTTCGTTTTGGTTCTGTTCGTGAATTATTCAGAGTTGCAGTTGAAGATATTATCGAAAAATATCCGGGTAGTTTATTTGTGGATAGTCAATTAAAATCAAATGGTGCTATAACGGTACAAAATTATAGTTATGATCCTTTATTGGATACATGTCAATTCATCATACCCGTAGCATATACTATAAATAAATTTGGTTTAATATTTGACAATGGAAACACATCAATACCAAATGAAAATGAATTAAAAAATTTAAATTTATCATTTTCTGATTATAATATTTGGCGTGTTAATTCTCCTAATGATGAAACCCATACAATATTAGGATTTACAGGTGATTCATCAAATGTTCCTTTTATTAGAATAAAGGCAACAGGTAATCCATTTCCTGAAATAACCGGAACAGAAACAAATGGAAGTATTAGTTATCATTTGAAACCCGTTCCGGCTGAATACAATAAGTTTAAATTAG